TATAAAATACTTTATAATTATGTATATGCAGAAAACACTTCTGCTATAAAATGGTTAAAAGCTCTTGGGTTTACATTTGTAAATTTACATGAGAGTTATGGTCAACAAAAAAAACCTTTTTACGAATTTTTGAGGATTGCCTAGATGTGTGTTGGTGCTGCATTATTAGGAGCAGGTAAAGCTGCAACAGCATTTAATATAGGCTTAGGTCTTACTGTTGCTAATAGTTTTGTTCAAAGGGCTGCTGCCAGAGATAGAGCTAATCAAACTTATAATCAAGCATTAATAGCTAATCAATCAGCAGAAGATGATAAAAGACAAAAACAATTAGCTCTTTCTGAGAGAAAAGCAGAAGAAGAGAAGTTTGCAGCACAAGACAAGTTTGCAAAAACTATTGATGCTTTACAAGCAAAATCATCTATAGTGGCATCAGAGCAAGCAGGTACAACTGTAGGATTATTACTAATGGATCAAGAAAGACAAGCTGCTAACTATAGAGAAAAGATAAATCAAAGTTTAGAGTCAATGCGAAGACAATATACATTTAATATTCAACAAACAGAATCACAATTCTTGAGTAGAAGAAACCAACTTCAAAGCGATATAAATGAAGCTTATAATGCAATACCAACTCTAGGTCAAACATTACTAAATATCGGTACTCAAGGTGTCGGTATGTACTTTAACGCACTTGTTTAATTATGGTCTTACGAGTTAACAGACAACAGTTTCAAAGTACAGCAGGGCAAAGCTCAAGAACTCCTGTAGAAACTTTTGTTGAACCTGTAAGTGTTTTACCTAAAACAGGAATAATGGATTTAGCTGATACTTTAAAAACTGTTAACCCTGCATTACAAAGAATTGTTAATTTTAAAATAGATGAAGCAAAACAAGAAGGCATATTAGAAGGTCAAAATTTACTTTTAGGTGCTGATGATAAACAAATTACACAGATAAAAAAAGAATTATCTGAAAAGAAAGGCAACAGAATTATGAGAAATTTTGTTGGTGGAAATATGTATATAGAGTATGGAATAGAAAAACAACTTGCTATGAATTTAGGAAACATAGCAGAAGGCAAGACTAATCAATTCTTTGCAAATCATATTGTTCAAGTACCAAATAAAGAGGGCGGTACTACTGCTATACCTTTATCTCAGTTTGATGTGAACTCTAAAGAGTTTCAAAGTGCAATAAACGAATTTAAAGAAACACAACTATTAGATACAAAAGGTATAAGGCCACAACTTTTAAATCAATTTTTCTTTCCTCAACAAAATGCAGCTTTACGCAAAGCAATAACTAAACAGGTAGAAGCAAAAGCAGATGCAAACATACAAAATTATACAAGTATGCTTACAGACAGTTCGTTATTATATTTTCGTAATATTGATAAATACAATGAAAATATTGAAGACAATATTATTGATGCAGATTTCCAAGATGGAGAAAGCTACGCATTATCTTTACTTCAAAATGATACAGACTATACATATAGATTAGGTTTGTCAGAGGTTGTTTCTCCGTCAGGCATGATTGAGATAATTAAAAAGAATGGTTATAGAATTTTAAATGATTTTGAAAGAGGTAATATTTCTTGGGTAGAAGCTCAATCTGAGTTAGACGATTATATAGATTTTATGTCAGGAGTTACAGTAGGACCAACTGGTACTACAAAAGAAGGATTACCAGTACAAAAAACACTAGGAGAGTTTTTAGATCAAGATGATAGTATCTTGGAACTTAAGAAAGAAATATATGAAAAAATAAAAGATGCAAACAAAGAAGAACAAGACCTTGCAAATCTATTAAATAAAAAAGACATAACAGAAACTTTAGGGAGTATGGATTGGACCTCTATGGATCAGACAACGTATGTTAACAATGTCAAAACTCTCAAAGCTTTAGTTGCAAGACACAAGGATTTAAAACAATTTATTGTTCAAGAATATAATTTAAGAAATGATAATGTTGATCTTTGGTTTGATAGATTTGTAAGAGACTATAACAATGGCAAGTTTGGCGATAGAGATAAAGCAAGAGTAAGGCTTGATAGTTTTATGGCTGTATTAGGCTCTACTGCAACTGATGAAGATAGAACAAGATATGAAAAAGCTTTGAAATTAATTAATAAAGAAAGCTCTCAAGGTGTGTTGTCTTCATATCCAGAGTTTGAAACTACTCTTAAAAACATGAAAGAAGCTTTGAGAGAAGATAATAAGTCTGGATATACAGTAGTGAAAGTTGGTTATACAAATGCTTTTAATGATCTTTCAAAACGATATAGAGATAAAATTGATGATTGGGCTACAACAGACTATGCAACTCAAAAAGAAAAAGATGAAGCAAAAGCTGAAATTATTAAATTTATAAAAGAAGAAACATACAATATATTAACTAACAACTATAAATTTGCTGATCCTTTACTTGAAAAACTATTTAATTATTCTAATAATAAAAGTCCAGTAAAAGATAATCAGAAGTTAGAAAATTTAAGAGGACTTGCAGAAGGTGGTTCTGTTAAAAAAGGTGAACCTGTAATTGTTGGAGAAAAAGGCAGAGAAGTTTTTGTACCAAAAAGTGATGGAGTGATTATTCCTAATGATGATATAGAAGATACAAAACAAACAGCAGAATCTTTAGGCATAGTAGGTAAAGAAGAAACTAATGGTATAAAAAGATTTGAAACAAACTTTCCTATTTTTTATAAACTAGCTAAAGAAGCAGGTCATAAGTTTCCAGAACTAACTGCTGCACAAGCCATGTTAGAAACAGGTAATGGAGAATCGCCATCAGGTAAAAATAATTATTTAGGTTTGCAAGCATCATTAAGTCAAATAGAAAAAGGTCAATCTACTAACCTAGAAACAAAAGAAGATTTAGGTAGAGGTCTTGAAAATACAAGAAGAGATTTTGTAGATTTTGATGATATTAGAGATCAAATGAAACAATACAACAAAGAATGGAATGAACCTTTTAGAGATAGAAAAGGTATAGTTAGTGTAAATACAGTTGAAGAAGCTATTGACTTAATCCAAAGCAGACCAAATGATTTGTATGCTACAGACAAAGACTACAAAACAAAGGTCTTACAACTAATCAAAGACGCAAAACGTAATCCTCCACTATTTTAAAAATGACAAGTTCAACTCCAAATATAGGCTTTGAAAACGAAGAGAAGCCTACTGTAGATATAGGTATAGATCAAAAACTTCAAGAAGTAGGATATGAAGATGAAACAACTGTTGATACAACAGAAGAACAGCAGCCAGAAGTTGAGTTTGAAAATGTCTTTGATAATAAAAAAATATTTAATATGGATAAAAGTTGGATAGATTGGGATACAGAATATAACTTTAGTGATTACACAAATACTTTTTTACAAGATGGAGAGGAACCTTTTGATTTATATGCAGAACCAAATGATAAGACAAGAAACATATTTAATAAAACTATAGACTTTTCAGTTGGAGAAGATACTGTACCAAACCTTGAAGCACGTTTAAAATTTTTAAGTGTTTATGATTTTATAAAAGGTAATCAATTTACTAACTTAGGTTTTAATAACAAACCAATTAAAGGTTTAAAAGATAGACAACAGTTTTTTAAATTAATAAAACAAGAAACAGGTTTTACAGGCGAAGAGTTTTTAGGAAACAAGATACCTAGAGAAAAAGTAGAAAGCGAAGAGTTCCAAAATGGTCTTGCAAATGTAATGAAACATTATGAAGACAAAGGTTTTACTATCAATATGCTTGAAGCTGATGACGAGTCGCAATTAAATAAATTAGCAAAAGGTATGGGTATAGAAATAGGTGTAGGTATGACAGCAGATTATGTCTTTGCACCTTTACTAATGGGTAATGGTTGGTCTAAAGCTATATATGCTCTTGGTCAATTTGCAGTAGGTTATACAGCAGATATAGAATCACAAAAACAACAATTAAAAACAGAAGACAGAGTAAATTTCAAACCAGACCAAAGAAGAGCTATTGCAGCAGGTTTTACACAGATTATTCCTTTTGGTGTCACATTAAAAGGACCAAAAGGAATTGTAGCGTCAGCAGGTTATGGTGGTACGATTGCTACTACTGAAACTTTTTTAAGAGATATATTAGGAGATGACGTAACTTTAGATGAATATTACGCTTCGTTTGGTTTAGGTGCTACTTTTGGTGGTACTTTAAAAACTTCTATAGAAGGTTTAGATAAGATATTTACTAAATATAAAAACTTTAGATACGACAAAATAAACAACATATTTAACTTAAACAAAAAAGATGTTCAAGTTGTAGAGGAAGCAACAGAAAACATAACTAAAGCAAATAAAGTTTTAAAGAATGATATAGAAAGTAAAGGAGAAAACTACGACAACATTGGAGAAAAGTTAAAAAACGAAGGTTCTGGTACGAGTAGTCAAACAAATACAAAACCTATAGATGGTTCTGTCAGAACATATATAATGCCTAATCAATTTAAAAATACAAAGCCTAACTATGGAGATGCACCTATAGTCTTTCAATCTGATTTTGATAAGATGGCTTGGTATTTAAGATATAAAAAAACAAAACCGCCAAAGTATGCAGATCAAATTTTAGAAAGTTTTATTAGTCAAGGTTTTACAGAAGCAGAAATAAGACAGCATGGCACAAACTTACATGAAAAAATAAAACAAATAGTTATTGATAAAACAGGTTCAGCACAAGCAGGTCGAGGTAACACAGTAGGACTAACAATAGAAGTACCTGCTGATGCTAAGTATTCGGGAGAAGTACAGACAAGTATTACTGGTAAGAAACAAAACTTAGGCGATCTTACAAAGAATCCTCAATCAGTTGCTTTTATTAAAGAATTTAAACCAAGACAGCAAGAATTAGTAGAATCAATAATTAGGCAATTAAAAGATGAAAATGTTTTTGTAGGTTCTAAAAGTCAAGTACAAACAAGGCTTGAAGGTCTAGGTATGTTTGATAAAGGAGTTGTTAAGTTATCTAATACAAGTGCGATAAAAGAATATGCAGAGATGTATGCAAAGATGTATAACCTAGTTCCTAGTGATTCTTTAAATTTTGCAGTTGCACAAGTTATAACACTAGCAACAGAAAACGTAGCTAATAAGAACCAAATAATGATGGACCTTATTAAGACAAAAGATTCTGCAAAGATACAAAAAAGTATTGATGATTTGTTTGAAGCACTAACAGATGTAGAAGAATGGTTAACACTAGGTCTGCCACTAAGAACACAAGCAGGTAGAACAGTTAAGTCCTTTGGTATGAAGACAGAGCAAGGTATAGAAGGCAAGACAGTTGAAGAGATAACAGGTATGACACCTGCTGAGAAAGCTGCTGCTACTGCTAAAGTACCTGAGTTACAAATAGATATTGATGACGCAATATCAAGAAATCAATTATTAAAAACTAGACTTACAGAAGCTTTAGAAGAAGCTACAAAAACAGGAGATTATTCAAAGTTAAATCAAGCAGCAGTTACTTTAAAAGCAGCAAGTGGTGATCCTAGAAAACTTGTTGCAATACAAAATCAAGATGCTATATCTACTTCACTTATAAAAGGATTAGACAAAGGTGCAAGAATTTTAAATGAGATTGGTATTAATGCTGTTCTTTCTGGTCCTAATACACAAGCAATAAATTTATATTCTGGTGCAATGATGACATTTATGAAAGCAATGAATAATTTTGTAGGTGCTAGTAGTGTTACCGAGTTAAGGGCAGCACAACAATATATGTCTTATTTATTTTATAACTTAGATTTTGGTGTAAATGCTTGGAAAAGATCATGGGATATGGAAGACAACTTTATTAATGTTGGAAATGTTAAAGGAGATACAGGTCAACGATTTATTATATCTTCGGATTCTAGCTTCTGGCCTTTAAGGGCTTATGACGAGTTTGGAAGAATTATAAGACTACCTAGTAGATTAATGACAGCTAATGATGCTTTAATACAAGCACCTAATATTATTGCTGCTACTGCATTTGAAGCTTTTAATGAAGGTGTTGGTAGGAATTTAGAAGGAGAAGATTTAACAAAATATATAAAAGGAACTGTAGATGGTGTTATATCTTATTTACTTAGAGGTCAAGAAGGAACTTTAGGTAGAATTGATCCATTAGATGAAGGAGTAGTTGGACCAAGACAACTACAACCAACTGATGCAGTAATACAAAGAATACTTACAAGAGCAAAAGAAGTTGGCAAAACTATTACGTTTACTCAAGACATAAGAACAGACAGTTATTTTGGTAAAGGTGCAAAGTTTATAAATGATGCAGCTATTAATAATCCAGCAGTTAGATTTTATTTTAAATTTACAAGAACTCCAACCAATATGTTTTTAGAGACTGCAAGATACTTGCCAATAGTAAATATGCCAATACAAGTTACATTACCAAGTGGACAAAGGGTAAACATAAATCTAGTAAACCAAGCACTTTTACCTGATATGGTTGCTGACTTAAATAGTCCAGATCCTTATGTTCGTCAACAGGCAAATGGTCAAATAAGAATGGGTGCTGCACTTGGTACTTTAATGTTATTTCTAACTAATAAACAATTTGAAGATGTAGACGACGAATATAAAAAAGAATTTTTAACAGGTGGTGGTCCTAATTTTTATACCAAAGAAGGTGCTGCACAATGGATTTCTATGTATAAAAATGGTTGGAGGCCTTATAGTAAAGCTGTTTTACAGTATGACGAGAATGGCGATCCTTTGCTAAGAAATGGTAAGCCTGTATATATCTATAAGAGTCTTGAGTTTATACCTGACCCACTAGCTTCTTTAGTCAGAACTTGGTTAGATTTTGCAGAGATGCAACCTTGGTTATACGAAGGTGATCTTGATGCTGAAGGAGTAGCAGAATATGTAGGAACTTGGTTTGCTTTTGTTGGTCGTAATATGTTTGGTAAAACATATACAAGTCAAATATCAGAGCTATTAAAAATTCTTTCAGCAGGTGGACAACTAACTGAACAAGGTATAGATGAAGGTTTGAAATATCGAGACAAAAAACTTCTTGATTATATTGGTAGACAAGTATCTGCTAATTTCCCTTATTCAAGTTTGTTTAAAAGACTTGCAAGAATACCTGCTGCTATAAAAGAAACAATGGGATTTACTGAAGAAGATGCTAAAGCCTTATTTGAGTCAACAGGCGATCCTACACAATTAAGAAAATTTATAAAACGTGATTCAAAAACATACTCAGGAGATGGTGCTAATGAAAGCTTGCCATATAGTGACGAAGATTTTAATAAAGCAAATTTTGTAATTCAAGCTCTTGAAAATACAGTAGATAAAATGTTTAAAGAAATCGTACCTTTAAATGTAGGAGGTAAACTTCCTTCACAAGTAGAGCATATAACTAATAATGTAGTAACTTATCCACGCAAAGAAGGAGGTCTTTTTCAATTTATCTACAATAGACCTATAGGAGAAAGTCAAAACTTTTTAGTTCTTGATGTGCAAGCTGAGATAGGTAAAATGTTACCTCCACCGCCAGATATTATAAGAGGATCAGTATTACCTAATTTAAGATCAGCAGACTTCATACCAAAAAAATTAGATAGGAATGAATACAATGATCTAAAAAAAATAACAAACGTAATAGAACTAAAATATAAAGGTAAAGATATGAATATAAAAGAAGCTATCAATGCAGAAATAAATACACCATATATACAATCACTAAGAAGTACAATCAAAAATAATGGTTTACAAAGTGAAGAAGGACAAAAAGCAGCAGAACTTATATTCCAATCATTATCAAAAGTAAATACCAAATACATAAAAGCAGGTATGATAGAGTATATGCGAACTGAAATGACACAAAAAGATATTGATAATAGAATAAATGCAGTTGAAGAAAAAAATCAAAACTTTAATGATGTATTACTTAAAGAGTTTGATAAACTTAACTTAGGTACATTTAACAATAGTTCCTTTTAATTATGGCTACTAACACATCTGCTACATCACAGAATCATAATGGTACTGGTAGTCAAGCTAACTTTGCTATATCATTTCCGTTCTTATTAAATAGCGAAATTGAAGTTACTGTTGGTGGAGTACTTAAAACACTAGGAACTCATTACAATATCGTAGGTTCAGAAGTTCAATTTACTTCTGGCAATATACCTGCTAGTGGCACAGCAAATATTGTATTTAATAGAGATACAAATATAAGTACAAAAAGAGTTGATTTTGAAGATGGTAGTGTTCTTACAGAAGCAGACCTAGATAATAATGTAAACCAAGTTTTATTTGCTCAACAAGAATTATCTAATGATTATGTAAAAAGAGATGGTACGCAGACAGTTACAGGTAATCTTGTATTTGAAGGTTCTGCTGATGATGCTAATGAAACAACACTAGCGATAACAAACCCTACTGCTGACAGAACAATTACTGTACCTGATAGAACAGGAACAATTATTACATCAGGAGATACAGGCACAGTAACGAATACTATGCTTGCTGGTAATAGTGTTGATAGTTCAAAAATAATTGATGGCAGTATTGTTAATGCTGATGTAAATGCAAGTGCAGCTATAGCTCAATCAAAATTAAATATTGCAAATGCAACAACTTCTGCTGCTGGTTATCAATCCGCAGCAGATAAAACAAAATTAGACGGAATAGAACCTAACGCTACTCAGGACCAAACAGCAAGTGAAATAAGAACTCTTATAGCTTCTGATCCTTTAACTGCTACACATCTTGCAGCAAACTCTGTTGACAGTAGTGAGCTAGTAGATGGAAGCGTAGATCATTCACACCTATCTAACGATTGCGTAGACGGAGATAACGTACAAGATGATTCTATTGATTCAGAACATATTGTTGCTGGATCTTTAGACAATGAACATTATGCTGCTGGATCTATAACATCAGATAAATTAAATGGTGCAACTGTTATTACATCAAGTGAGCAAGGATCAGCTACTACAAATGACACTTCATTCTTAACTTCTGCTGCTGCTGACGCTAGGTTTTTTAATATAAGTTCTGGTGACACAATAAAAGATGGTCAAACATTTCCAGATAACGATACAACTATTGCAACCACAGCAGCTATAAATGACAGAATAATTGATCTTATAGATGATGTTGGTGGTTTTACTATCATTGCTAGTGAGCAAGCATTTCCAGATGTAAACCCACAAGGCGTTACAGGACAAGCAGCAGTATTAAGTATTAAAGCAGCAACTACAAACTTAGTTCCTAGTGGTACAACTGTAACTGTAGTAAATGGAAACGTAGCTAATAATGCAAATATTACTATTACTGGTGTACCAAGTACTATACCTTCTGGGTTTGGATTTCTAGTTGAATCTACAACTACGCTTCATAGATACTCATTTCATAGATTAGTACCAAAAGCAACAGAGGTAACAACTGTAGCTGGTAAGGCTGTAGAGATAGGCAGATTAGGTACTGCTGATGCAGTAGCAGATATGGCAATACTAGGCACAGCAGATGTTGTTGCTGACATGAATACCTTGGCGGTAGCTGATGTTATTAGTGATATGAATACTCTAGCTACAGCAGATATAGTTAGCGATATGAATACGTTGGCTGTGGCTGATGTTATTAGTGATATGGATGTTGTTGCTGCTAACGTAACTAATGTCAACAACGTAGGTAACAACATAACCAATGTAAACAACTTAACCAACTCAACAGGAGCTAACCAAACATTTACAGTTACTGTACAAAACGTAAGTGGTAATAAGTACTTTATAGATGGTGTACAAACACCAGTACTAAAACTTGCTAGAGGTAAAACATATACATTTAATCTGGCTGACAGCAGCAATAGCGGACACCCTTTAGCTTTTAGAGATAGCAGCGACAATGCTTACACTACAGGGGTTACAACAAGTGGAACTGCTGGTAGTTCTGGTGCAACTGTAGTTATTGTTGTAGCAGCTAACGCACCTAGTTCACTCAAGTACTATTGCACATCACATGGTAACGCTATGGGTAACACCATAAATGTTATTGATGATAATGTTGGTGCGGTTGCTGGTGCTTTAACAAACGTCAATTTTGTTGGTGGTTCTATAACAAACGTAAATAATGTTGGTAACTCTATAAGCAACGTCAATACTGTTGCAAGCAATATATCTAGTGTTAACAGTTTCTTTAACTTATATCGTATCGGTTCAAGCAACCCTACATCTAGTTTAGATACAGGTGACTTATTCTTTAACACTTCAACCAACTCACTTAAGGTTTATACAGGTAGTGCTTGGGTAGATGGTGTTACAACTACAGGTGACTTTGCTCTTAAAACTGGTAATACATTTACTGGTAGTAACATACATAATGACAACGTAAAATCTATATATGGTACAGGTTCAGATTTTGAAATATTCCATAATGGCTCAGGTAGAAATATTATCGGTAATAATGCTACACAAATTCGTTTAATAACGGATACTTTAAGAATGGCCACTTATACTGGCGATGAAATTTATTTACTGGGAGATCTTAATGGATCAGTAGACCTCTATTACGACAACAGCAAAAAGTTTGAGACAACTTCAACTGGAGCTAAAGTTACTGCAACTAATAATAGTGATGGATTAGTAGTTACAGCAGGTGAAGGGGGTGCGGTAACTGTAGTTGACCAAAGAAATGCAGCATACAAATCTACTTTCTCTCAGGGTGGTTCTGTTGCAGTAATTGAAAACCAGAATACAAATACAAGTGATAATACTTTACTAATTAGAAAAGGGCAGACACAAATCGCATTATTTGATGGTACTGGAAACTTTAAATTACCAGCAGATAACAAGAAGATACAACTAGGTGCTAGTCAAGATTTAGATCTATTTCACGATGGTACAAACTCTGTAATTAAAAATAATACTGGTACATTATTTATTTCTGGTGATATTGTTTCTCTTACAAATGCAGCCGTAAGTGAAACTTATATTAAAGGCACAAATAACGGAGCAGTAGAGCTATACTACGACAACTCTAAAAAGCTAGAGACAACTGCAATTGGCATAAAAGTAACTTCTAGTTCTGGAGACGTATCAATTGTTACAGATAGCACAGGTAGTGTTTCGTCTTTAATCAATCCACAAAATACCAATAACAGTGACGTTAAGTTTGGTTCAAGCTATGGTAATTTTACAGTTTTAACAGGTGGTTTTAGTAATTCAGAAAAGTTTTCAGTTAGACATGATGCCAATGTACGAATACCAAACGACAATGGAAAGCTACAAATTGGTGCTAGTCAAGATTTAGAAATATATCATAGTGGCACGGACAGCTATATAGATCAGGATGGTACAGGTCATTTATTTATAAGAGGAAATGGTACTAATGGTATTCATTTAAGACCTAAACAAGATGAAGATAGTATAAAATGTCATTCCAATGGTGCAGTAGAGCTATATTATGACGCAAGTAAAAAGCTAGAAACTACAACTTATGGAGCTACTATTACTGGTGCGTTACATATAAATACTAACCAATCAGCAGTAACTGGTGTTAAACATATTGTTTATGGTGGTGCTTCACTTTATCAAAACAGTGCTACTGGAACTGGTAGTTTACAGGGATTCTATTTAGGTAATGGTACAAGTGCTACTAACGCTTATATTTGGAATTACGAAGCAGCAGACCTTCAATTCGCGACTAGCGGTAGTATGCGATGGAAAATAGATTCAGATGGACATTTGCGTGCTAGCACAGACAGTGCTTTTGATATTGGTACTAATTCAGTAAGAATAAGAAACATATATGCTGATACTTATTATGGTGACGGATCAAACCTTACAGGTATCAACACAGACTTAGTTTCTGACACATCACCGCAGCTAGGCGGTAACTTATCAACTAACGGTCAGGCTATACACGTTCTTGATAACGATAGGATATACGTTGGTTCTGGCTATGATATGGAAATATATCATGATGGATCAGCAAACTATATCAGAGGTGGTAGTTATAATATAGATATTAGAGCGGTAGACGGTGAACAAAGTATTGTAGCTAAAGCACATAATGCTGTAGAACTATATTATGATGGTAGTAAGAAATTTACAACAACTTCAGATGGGGTTGATTTCGGCACTGCTGGAGCAGATCATACATTAGCTGTTTCTGGTCAAACAGTTCATAGAATGGGTACTCAAGGAAGTGGTATTCATTTTACAAATAATGCAATCGTACCAACAAACTCTTCTGGTACTGTTTCTAATAATACTGTTGATTTTGGTTCTTCATCATATCGTTGGAAAAACATCTACACCAATGACCTTAACTTATCTAACGAAGGTTCGTCTAATGATGTTGACGGAACTTGGGGAAGTTATACTATACAAGAAGGAGCAGAGGATCTTTACTTGATTAACAAACGCAATGGCAAAAAGTATAAATTTAATTTAACGGAGGTATCATAATGGGAATATTTACAAATAGCATACACCCTGCTAGTGGTGAAGGAGTTGGTGCAGAAGGTGGAATAATTACCGTTAAAAGTCTAAGTTACAATACTTCTGTAACAAGTACTAGCAACATTGCAGCAAGTTCAAGCACACCAACAATAAGTCAAGGAGTAGAATTATTTTCAGTTACCCATTCAATGGCAGTTAGCACTAATAAATTGCTATTTATGTTTACTGTTTATGGTAATGAAGACTCAAACTCAGGCGATAATATAGTTTTCCCTTTGTTTGCTGGTAATACTTGTATTTTTTGTGGATGGCACAATGCGTCAGGTACAGGTGTATTCTATAATTATGAACAATCTACACATTCTTTTTTATATTCTCCCAGTACAACAAGTTCTGTTAGCTATTCATTAAGAGCAGGGATAGATGGTGGACAATATGAACATATGGAGTCAATGCAATATGCAGCAAATAATTATTATGGTTCAAAAAGATCTTCTTCTTTTACATTAATGGAGTTATCAAGCTCATGATAAAGATTACGCAAGCACTACGAGAGTTAGCTCCTAACGCTGAATGGAATATGTGGAGTCAAGATTACGACACTTTAGAATGGATTTCTACAGATATTACTAAGCCAACCAAACAAGCAGTGTTAGCAAAACAAAAAGAAATGCAAGCTGCTTATGATGCACAAGAGTATGCTCGTAAAAGAGAGAAAGAATATCCAAGTTGGGGTACGCAATTAGATTATATTTATCATAACGGAATTGATAAATGGAAAACCGATATTGTCGATCCTGTTAAAGCTAAGTATCCTAAACCTAGCTAAACTTTAATTATTTAATTTTTAATTACTATGGCTATTACTAAAACGTGGCAAGTAAACACAATGGAACGTGACTTATCTGATGGTCATGTAAACAAAGTTATCTATCGTGTAATCGGCAAAGATGGCGATACAGAAAAAGACAGAGCTACAGGAGAAGTAACTTTTATAAAACCAGAATCATTACCAAGTGATTTTGTTGCTTACGATAAGTTAGATGAAGCAACTGTATTAGGTTGGGTTAAAACTGCAATAGGTGCAGACGAAGTTTCAGCAATAGAAAAAGGCATTGAAAATAATATTGCTCTTATAAATACACCTGTTACTGCTACTGGCAAACCTTTTTAAAGTATGTCTAAAGCTACAACTAAAGAACTACAAGCAGAGTTACAAGATGTTGTTAACAAACACAATCAAGCACAAGCAGTAGTTAAAGAATGTGAAAGAAGATTTATTGAATTAACAGCTATCATTAAAGATAGAACTACCCCTGAGTCTGATGCCACTTAAAGGAAACCAGTACAAACTTGATGTTGATGGTGATAAAAAAATCACCAGAAAAGATTTTATGATCTTAGCTAAAAACAGCAAG